CTTTAACAGCAACCTCTTTACCTTTCTTTTCAAGCATTTTATCTTTTAAATGTCCAACTAAAATAATATGATCCGCTAGTTTATTCAATTTATCTATCCATTCTTTATAAGCCATCCTTAAATAAAGATAACCTGCGCCATTAGGCAGTGATAGTACTGATGCACCAGGGTTTTTAGTATCAAAGTTTTTACCCATAGGAGTTCTCATATAAATTTGTTTAGCATATCCTTCACACCATTCTTCTAATTTAGATATAGTGTCAATAGCTATATATTTATATGGGCGTCCTTCTTTCATAATTGCTGAACCAATAGCTTGTAAATCTTTCAGACTATGAGCTTTAACTTTTAAAGCATCAATCATATCTGACCCATCTTCTAAGTCAATAATTAAACAATCATCTAACTGTGATAATACTGTAGTCTTACCTATCTTAGGTGGACCATATATTATCATATTCTTAGGCGATTTACGGCTCGCCTTTACCTTTGTTTTTGGTAATTCCATAATTTCCATATTATTATTTTTTAGTTTTTAATTTAGATCTTAGCGTATTTCTTCTAGACAATAATTGTGAAACTTTATCTTCATCATTTTTAAAGCGCTTCATCCTTTTATCTATTTGATTTATTTCGTTCAAGACTGCTAATTTGATCTTGTTCCTCCCGTTTCTTTTGCTCATAATTATTTATATTTTTAATTAATTTTTCATTTTGAGTTAATTCCCTTTTGAATATCTTAAGTATTCTAGATTTCATTATTTCTCTAAACATTATTTTGCTCTTTCGTTAATAGTAAATGTTGACATCTCCGCTTCATATGGTATCATACCTAATAAACCATCTCTATTCTTTTCTACATGTACTGCTAATAGTTTAATTGGATCAGCTCCACAATATAAATCTGTAATACCATACAAATCATGAGGTCTTTGTAACATCATAACAACATGTGCGTCCTGTCCAATACTATCACCGCCAAACAAATCTGTTAGCAATGGTTGATATTGTGCTTTAGCACGATGTTCTTGTTCTATGTTACGATTTAACTGAGATAATAATATGTTTATAGTTCCCATTTTAGCTTGGAGCCACATACATCCTTTAGATACTTCGTTAAGTTTTTGTAACTCATGTTCCTTTTCACTTAAGATCAGTCTAGAGTGATCAAAAACATTAACAATAGTATGGTCAGGTTTTTTATTTGTTATTTCAACATTAGCATTTTTAACAAATTCCATATCTCTAGGAATATTATTAAAATATATTGGATAGTGAGCATATTTTAACACTTCTTTTTTAAATGCTTCATACGCTTCTCTTTCCAATTTACGTTCAACAGATAATAATTCACTTACTTGTTTATTAGTTCCTTTAGCACCCGCTCGCATTATTTGCTGATGTCCCGGCATTTCAAAACTCCAATATAATACAAGTAATTTCTTGTTTCTATTGTTATCTAATAAATCAAATATAAGTTGATTACTAAAAGCTGATTTACCTACACCTGGACGACCAGCTATTACATACATCTTACCTGGTTGTAAACCACCTAATAAGTTTTTGTTTAACCGCGTCCATTTAGTAGGAAATACTTGTCTTTGCCCTTTAATGCCACTCTCCACCTGGTAGAGAGAAGCACTAATTGCTTTATTAATACTTTTGAATCCACTATCCTTAAAGGGATCTTGTAATTCTTTTGGTAGTTGTTCTTCCGTCATTTTCATTTAAGTTTTCATACTTTTCCCAAGTATGGTTATTAATCCAAGTTTCTAAATTCTGCATGTAACCTAAGCTATCCTCTTGTACTTTTAATTGTACTCTTAAAGCTTTGATTATTTTATTGTGTAAATGTAATTTTCTACCAACAACACCCTTATACCTTTTTCTAGCTTTATCATTAGTTTTAGCTTTAGGATCTGCAGCGCAAAGAACTCTTACACTTGTTTTAGTATGTACTCTATTAGGATATACTGATATTAATTCTTCAAACATTGCATCAAAATTATTTGTGAATAAAGATTTAAATTTATTTGTGACTACTAGCGTATTTGCTGTCCAGTCCTCTATATATTCTTTATCTTCTAAATTTTTCCAATCTATATTAAGTTTAACATCTTTTAAATAAGAATAACCTTTTCTAAGTACTAAATATAATCCTATAAACTCATCTGGAGATAAGTCATTAGTCTTTAATAGTTCTAAATCTATTTCTATTGTCATTTTATATGTTTTAAATTATCCAATTTACATTATTCAGAGATCTGGTAGCATTCTTTAACCATTTCTCTTCTTGAGAATCTTTTACATATAAAATGTAAATCTCTCCTATTTTATCTTCTTGAAATCTAATTAGTCTTCCTACACGCTGTATCATAGATAGAGCCTTACTAGTAATCCCACATATAATACCCATATTAGCATCTGGTATATCTAAACCTTGATTAAGAGCTTTAGTTGAACATAAAACATTTATAGCTCCTGTTTTAAAATCTTCTAAAGCTTTTTCTCTTTGTTTTTTAGTTTTCTTAGAATGATAAGCAGCAGATAATGGGTCAACAGATGCACATAGTTCATCTGTAAAATCATTAGCCCCACTAAATGCTAATATTTTACTACCCATATTTTCAAATACTAAGTTTTGAAATACAGCTACTTTATTAGATGCAAAATCTACTACTTTTTTACGATCTCTCATCGCTTTATAAAATAGTACTGCTGATTTCTTATCTGCAGGGTGTGCATTTTTATCTGCTAATATTCTTTTAGCTTCATCAAATGCATCAAATTGCCCAAGTTGATATTTATAATATACAAATGAATTGTTTATCTTTTTATATTCATCTTTTTCAGCTGGAGTTAAACTCAAAGCTTTACAATATATATTATATGGAGCTACTATACCTTTGTCTACGCACTGATCTAAAGTAATGCTATAAACAGTAGGAGCTAAATTATTTAATAACTCTCTATATTCTTGCTCTTCAGGTAGTGTAGCAGTCATGCATAATAGCTTATCATAAGTATTATTTTCAAAGAACTTGCGGTATTGAGGACTTAAACCTAAATGAACCTCATCACATAGTACTATACTATAATGATTACCTATAAGTTTATATGCGCTTTGATAACAAAGGACCTCAACGTTATCCGTGGAGACGCCCCATTTATCAAACTCTTCTATAAACTGATCTTGTAATTGTACAGTAGGTACAAGGATTAAAGCATTACCACCATATTTAAGTGCATATTCTATTGCTAATACACCACATCTAGATTTACCAAAACCTGTACCTGCTATTATACTACCAATGTAACCATCAGCTGCCCAATTATTAAGGGCTTTCTTTTGCTCGACATCTCTAATATCATTTATTTGACTCACAATACTTTCCATAAAGTAACTGTCCTATTAGTGTCGTTATCATAAGTTGTACCATCAGCTGTAACCATACCTAGTCCTACTAATTCAGTTATTCGCCCTGTTACTCTATTTATATCCCAACCTAAAGCTCTAGCTATCATTCTATTTGTAGCTGAACCTTTTATTAGGAGCATATCATAAACTGTTTTTCTTTTACCGTTTATAGTTTTCTTTAACTTTTTAAGGGAGTCAACCTGTGTTTGTCTAATCATTTTTATTCTTTTTTAATTTATACTTTGTCATGTCATTATGAATCTGCAGTTGTTTAGGAGTAGGCAAAGGAATATAGTCTTCTGGTTTATCAAAAAATCCACTATATCCTGTTTGTCCTTGCCAAAACCTTTTTGTCTGCTCTTCTGTTTTACCACTATATTTAAAAAATCCATCAAATTCTACTACTCTCTCCTTTATTATCTCATCTATTCTGGCATTTTGTTTTGCCTCTTCTATTAAGTATCTAGTTTCTTCTTTCATATCTTATATTTTTTCTTAAGCTCATTTCTTTTTTTAATTAAATCTGATTTCTTAGCCCTAGGAGCTTTAAACATAGGGTTAATAGATTCTGTTACTACATTCTTTTTCATTCTAGATATTGTACCTTCTAACTCACGTACAATTTCTTTTGCTTTTTCTATTGTCATAATTTTTTATTTTAAAAATACTCAAGGGTGGACAAGAGTATTAACGTGGTTGTGGATTAGTCACTACTTCGTGCAGTTCTATTTCCTTTATGCCCACCCTTTCGTATATACTTGGGTATAAAATAAGAGAGAGTCTCTCGGAGACTGCATGCTCTTGTGAAATTAGAAGCCTTAAGGACTTACACGCACCTTTCTCTCTCTTATCTTATTCAGTATATTTAAGGCAAACATTTAATATTAAAGGATGGTCTTTTAGCCACCCGGTTAGATTAAACCTTAGTTACTTTTCCCAGCAATTACTTACAGTTACCTCAGCTTTTAGCAAGCCATTTGTTACTATTTCTAATGCTGCATCTTCCATTAATTTTTTCATATCAGCTGTCCACTCGATCAAATGATCATTTCTACATATTGTATCTATTTGATCATGAACAGTCATTACTAGTTTGACAGGAAGATCAAACTTTTTAATATGATCGCGCATTAATACTAACGCACGTTTAGTCATATCAGCACTAGCTCCTTGTATAGGAGTATTTTTAGATGCTCTCTCAATACTACCAAGCTCCATTGAAGATGATTTATTGTCCCATATTTTTGGATACCAATTAGTGAACCACCTCTTCCTATTGTACGGAGGAAATGTTTTAATGTATCCATATTTTTTACCAAAGTTTCCTAGTTTATCTAAGAATCCTTTAATAGATGGGAAAGCTTCAAAATATTTTTCAATAAGAACTTTAGCATCATCGATATTAATATTAAGGGTATCAGAAAGCTTATTAGGGCCCATACCATAAGCAAGCCCAAAATTAATTGTTTTAACATTTGTTCTCAATTTTTTATGTGAAGGACAATTGCATTTAGCTTTTCTTTTAAAGTATGCGCAATTATTTTCTCCACTTGTTAGCCATTGCTCTCCATATACTAATTCAGCACATGTAGAATGCAAGTCTTGCTCTTCTTCTAAAGCTTTTAGCCATACAGGATCCTTAGAACCAAATGCAATTACATTTAATTCTTGTGAACTGTAATCAGCACTAACAAAACTCCATTTTTCAGGAGCTACAAAACAATTTCTAAAACTATTATCTGCAGGTATTTGTTGCATATTAGGTTTACTACTACTAACTCTACCTGTATCTAATATTTGATGAAAACTTGTATGTATTTTATTATCCCCTGATAAATTCTTAAAGAATGCATCACCATATGATGTACATAATTTCATTGCTTCTTTGTACTCAATATAAGTATTTATAAGTGGAAATTTATATCTATACTTATACATAGCTTTACCGTTCACATTATCTAACTTAGGTATTAGTGTTTGAAACACTTCTAACACTTGTTTTGGTGATGTCCATTTAACATTTACTTTTCTAAGATCCTCAATAGCTGTAAACATATCAGCTTGTATATACTTAGACACAAAATCACTTAACCTGTGATCTTCAGTTAACTCTTCATCTAAATTAATACTTAACATCTTAGCTTTTCTATCATTTACTTCTTCTATCTCTTTCCAAGACTCTGTATCTAAATCTAATCCATTGTACTCTATGTCTGCAAACGCAAGAACAGCTTGATTTTCTAAGTCTACAACATTTTGTAGCTTATATTTATCTATTAATGGTTTCTGAAGCTCTTTGATTTGACATAAATACTCCACATCTTTAGCCCCATAAACTATTTGATCAGCTCTAAAAGGTTGTCCTGTTAAACCTACAAATTGATTTCTTACGTCTTTATTTAATTCAACATTTAAATAACGTTTACATAAATCTTTAAGACTATACCCAAGATTTCGTCCACAACTAATGACTAGTTCAACAAGAAATGTGTCATAAATACCTTCACAGGTAATATCACTCCATTTCTTGATGAATT